TTAGTGTCTCTCCTTCGGACGTCGGGTGATCTCGTCGAGCGCGTTGGAGATTTCCCGCTCGAGGCTTTCACGCTTGAGCCGCAGCTCCGCGAGCTGGCGCTCCTGTGCGGCGATGCCGGCCGCAGCGCGGCGGATACGCTCGTCTTCTTCAGGGTGGGGTGGTCTGCGGAAGGGCCAGATGTTCATCCTGCTGCTCCCTTCTGGATCGCGGCGGAGATGCGTTCGAGCTGGGCCAGCGTCTGCACCTCGCGCTGGATCGAGCTTTCAAGGTTCTGCTGGGACTGTTCGATCAGCCGGTCTGTCAGCCGGTCGATGCGTTCCTGACGCTGGGCGTTGTCCTTCAGCAGCCGCTGACGGTCATAGACCATCGCGGCCAGCATCAGGCCAATCGTCCCGAACCTCTCTACCCACCACTCCGGATCCATTACATCAACCCGAACCCTGCCCTTACCTCCGCCACCAGCGCGTCGGCCTCGGCCTGGTCGAGCCAGGGCGCGAGGTCATCGCGGGTGAGGGTGACGGGGGTGCCGTTCTTGACGACAGCCACGCGCCCCCCGTCGAGGTAGATCCAGATCTCCTCGGCATTCCTGTCGCGCGGGCGGTAGACGCGGACCCGATCCACATCGTCCGGATCCAGCTGCACGAGGAAATCCCGGACGGAATAATCCGCCCAGGGCAGGAAGTCGAAGGTGCAGAAATCAGCAAGCGTTTTCATGGGATCATCCTCAGAGGTAGCGTTCCATATGGACTTTGAGCGTCCTGCCCCGCCACGCGGCGAGATCAGCCGCAGAGTGGACCTGCAGGACGCCACCAGTCGTTCGGACTTCGAGCGGCTGCGTATAGGTGTCGGTGTCACGAAGCTCGTCAATCAGCCCCCCACCGAAGGTGCCAAAGTCGTTGAGACTGCCAGAGCGATACCGCGCGCTGATCACCGTTGAGAGGATGAGCTGCACGTAGACCCGCGAGCGGTTGACCTGCACGGGGTTGCCGTCCGCATCCCGCACCGTCGTCCAGACCGAACTATCGGTCGCATCAAGCGTCACCGTGGCCGCGCTTTCGACCTTGGCGCCCACGGCGAGGCGCGGGCCTTTGAGGGCGCCCTGTGTGGTTTCGATATCCCCCGAGGCCTGCAGCGCGCCGAAGGTCATGGGCCGGCGCGATCGGTCCAGACCGGTGAATTTGCGATCGTCGAACTGCCGCCCATTGTTGCGGTGGCTCAGCTCTTCCGTCTTGAACTGATGCGTCGGCCCGGCCTCTTCATAGCAGACGGTCGGAAGGGTTGTGACCGTGGCCCCCACCACGCTCTCAGAGGCATTGTGAGAGACGGTCACCTCGGACGAGGATGTGAACCCGGTGATCCACGTCTTCAGGGTGGCGCCACCGGTCCCAGCCCCGGCAATGTCCACGGGCTGACCCTCCGCCATCCACTCGCCGAACTGGGTTTCGCCGTCGAGGGTCAGCACGTTGCTTCCGGCGGTCATGATGCCGCTGGTCGTGGTCTTTCCTTCATACCCCTGCTCGAAGTCGATATCCTTGATCCGACTGCCGTAGATGCCGCCGCCGTTGTTCCGGAACACCGCGATCTTCTGGCCATTGCCCTTCACGCGCGTGATCTGGCTGTCATACATGCCCATGCGGTTGACGATCAGGTAGGATTTGGCGGTGCTGCCAAATATGAGATCCATATTGGTCCGGGCCTGGCTGGCCGTCGCCGTGGAGTCGGGGCGCGCTCCATTGTCGTAAAGCCGGTCGCAGTCCAGCGCCTTCATGTCCTCATGGGTGTTGTTCTCGGACCATGAGGTGCAATTGCGCTGGAAAAGGCAGACGGCGCTCTTCAGTCCGGAATGCCGCCACCGATAAAATCTCAGCCCCTTGGTGTTCCCGCCCCCGATGTCGTCCCAGAGGATGCAGCCGAGAGGGTCAATGAGGCTGTCTGCGGCATGGAAGAACCCGCCGTCGATGATCGGTGTCTTCCAGCCTGCATTGTTGCCAAGCTGATAAATCCGCAGCGCCCATTTGCCGGTGCCTTCCGTGAACAGGAAGTTCGCGCCCCGAAAGTCGAAGTAGCTGTCCCGCCCGGACTTCGGCACGTCATAGGAGTAGCAGGCTGGCGCATCGTCAATCACCGGGTCGCCCGGATCGCCCAGCCTGTAGAACCCGCCCGCTTTTGCGTGCCCGCCCCCGCGACGCGCATTGGCCTTCAGGAACTGGCGGAAGGCCAGGGTCGATGGCAGCACACCATCAGGATCTGCCCCGAACGAATCGAGGTAGAGGACACCGCCCAATGGCAGCACCTTCAGCCGCTGTTGTGCGGCATTCACAAAATCATAGTCCGTATCCGTGGAGGCCTTAGCCTCGAACCGAAAATCCCCCGAGTAGATAACTTCTCCTGGCTTCCAGCTCTCGCCGGAAGCCAGGAGATAGGAAACCGCGTTGAAGGGCTTTCGCGCCAAGGCGAAGCCTCCCAAGGTTTCACCATCGAAAACCCGCAGCTCCTTGGTATCCACGTCAACTTGCACCTCCGAAAACGCGCCGACGCTGTTGTCGAGCATTGCCGATGTGCCGCGCCGCAGCTGCAATTCCTGAGCCATGTCCTGTCTCCTGCCTAAGCGTCTTCGTTCGACCAGCCGAGGTCATAGGTTGCCGTGATGACGGGGTCGTTCGCCCAGCCCAGATCCATCGGGAATGACATGGGACGGCTGGCAATCAGGGACGCGACCGCCTGCAGGTGCGGCCCCTCGATCACCTCATAGCCGTCGTCCGACCAGGCGAAGATCTTGCCACCGCGTTCCTCGGGAGGACGTGTCACAGGCCGAAGCGGTCCATGATCCGGGGGCGTGCGCAGGGCGCTGTCGAGCTCGCGGCGGGTGTCCTGCGTCGCCTGCGTCGTGCGATCCAGCTGCCGCTGCAGCCCACGCTCGCGCGCGTTCTCGCCCCTGTAGCCCTGTTCGATCCGGGTGCTGCGCTGGATTGCCAGCTTGGCGCCCGCGTGCAGGCCGGCGACAGTGGCATCAAGCGTCAGCGCCCCCGACATCTCCGCAGCAGCGGGGCTGAGCGAAAACTGCGACTGGCTGAGAACGGTTCGGCCGGTCAGGGAAACCACCGTCACCCGCAGCTCGTCAGCGCCGCCATAGGGATGCGGCACGATGTAAGGGCCCTGCCCGGCAATGATCTGCACCGGAGCCGGTGTCAGCTCGTCCACGCTCATCTCTGTCCTCCGAGTGCATTGCCAAGATCAGGCGCGCGCGACGGCAGCGCCGCGCCACGGTCCCACCAGCCGCGCGTCCCGTAATCGCGCTCGCGCTTGCGCATCTGCCGCCGCCAGAGATCTTCCGCCTCGGGATCCAGAAAGGACTGCAGCTGATCGGCCACCATCCGGTCGAAGGCGACGCGCTGATACCAGAGCGACGACAGGACGGGCGTGTTGTAGCGGATGAAATTCGACACATCCCGGCCAACGAAGGTGCTTTCACCCTCGGCTGCCCGCGTGGCGTTGGACAGCGGCACATTCAAGGCGTCGCCTGCAAAGGACACCACCGGCCCGGCGATGGTTTCGGCCAGTCCGCCGCCGAAACGGTTGGTCTCCGCCGCGAAGAAATCGCCGAAGATGCCAAGGCCACCGCCCTGCAGCACCGCGCCGCCCCAGAATTTGGCATCGTCCATTGGGCGCGGATCGTTCCCCTTGGCGAGCTCCTTCAGCTGCAGGGCAAGCGCGCCGAGAACGATGAGCCCCGCGCTCATCTGCGCGGCATAGACGGCGCGATCGGAGCCCGTGGGCATGGCCAGCCAACGCCGGTACTGGCCCATGGTCAGCGACAGCGCGAAGCCTTTGAACATGGTCGAACTGCGCAGCAGCTCGCCCGCGATCGTGCCGGGCCGCGTGTCGCCAACGGTCAGCGCCCTGCCTTCGATCCGCAGGTTGGGCACCGCATATTCAAGCTGTTCTTCGATCGCCATCTGCAGGCGCAGCGCCAGCCCCTCCGCCTCCATGGGTGGCAGGGCTGTCTGATGCTCGCGCCAGTGAAAGGGGGTCAGGAAGGTGACACCATCCGGCGTGCGGAACATCGCATCAGGAGCGCGCAGGTTGTCCCAATCCTGAGGCGTGATGCCGCGCGCCTCAAAGATCTTCCGCAGCGGTTCGTCGATCTGGTCAAAGCTGCGCCCGGCATTGTCCGCCAGAAACCCCGCAAACTCCATCTGGAAGGCGGTGCGGTGCATGTCTGTCCAGAAGCTCAGACCAGAGGCGCGGATCGTGAAGCTGGTCAGGCGGTTGGTGAGCTCTGACGACATCTGCTCGGACAGGAAGCGGGCGGCAGCGCTGCCGGTATCCGCCAAGGTGTCAGCGACATAGCCCATGCGCGCTGCGGTCTCGCGCGTCGCGTTGCTGGCCGCCAGCTGAGCAGACCGCGCGAGCACGTTCCGAGGCTGCAAGCCCGACACCTTTGCCGCCATGGAGATGGTGGCAAGATCCGTGGGCGAAGACAAGATTGCCGCCCCCAGCTTCGCCGATGTCAGGACACTGCGGGTGCTTGCAAAGAAGCGGGCCCAGCCCTCCTGTTCGGTCTGGTTCACGGACCCGTCGATATGGGCCAGCATCGTGCGAGCCAGCGCCGCCTTCTTGCGCACCGCCTTTTCGGCGCTGACATTTCCCGCAACCCGTTTCGTGGCCACCTGTGACGCGAATTCCAGACCCATGCGCGGATTGGGGCCAAGGACGCGCATCTGGGCAATGTCGCGCGCCAGACCGTGCAACCCGCCCACCATGGAGGAAAAGGGATCAGAGGCCCCGAAGCGGGCGTTGTAGTCCATCCATGTGTCGCCATCGAGGAAGTGCAGAACCCGGTGTTCGGCATGCCGGTTGTAAAGCGCCTTGCCGCCGGGGGTCATGCGGGGATCGCGGCGGTTCGAGCCCTGGGTCAGGATGCCCTCGCGGATCTCGGCCAGAAACTCCATCGCGCGAGCCCGGTTCGGCATCGCGCCGCGCTCGGACGCAAAGGGCTTGCCGGTGCGCAGATCGGTGATGCGCGACCAGTCCAGCCGGTCGAAAACAAACTGCTCCCATTCGCCCGGCGCCGCCTTGCGGATGGCAGCCGCATCATGGGAATGACTGACACCAAAATTGTCGAGCTTGCCGATGTCGCCCCCATAGGCGTTGAACAGCTGGCGCAGGCGTTCCTGCTGCTTGCCCACGGCGTCGGCCAGCGCCTTGGCCACCAGATCGCCGCTGTCCTGCCCGTGCAACTCGCGCAGCACATTGCGCAGCCGCGCCTTGTTCCGGCTGACACCCAGCAGGTTCCGCCCGGTCGATTTCAGCACGTCGCGGATGCCATGGTTCACCGAACGCACCAGCGCCCGGCGGACGCTTTCCACGCTCTCCCCCCGGAAACCGCTGTTTTCGGAATGCTCGATAAGGTCGCGCAGGGCCAGCGCCGGATCCGGGGCGTCGCTGATCAGGGTATGAAGACGGCGCATGCCCTGCAGCTGGTTGATGACGGCGTGTCGGCGCGACCGCGCCTGCTTTCTGGTTGCCTCTTTCAGATCGGCAAGCGCGGCCGCTTCAGCCTGATGGGGCGGCATGACGGTTTCATACCGGGCCATCAGCTGATCGAATTCCCGCGCCGCCTCGGTCGCGCGGGTGCTGTCCAGTTCACCGCCCTGCACGGCGCGATCGAGACAATCATGAATATTGGCCATCAGGCTTTTCCTTTCACACCGCAGAGGTCGACAACGGTTGCCAGCGCATCGTCCTGGTCGATGTCATCGAGCATTTCGCGCACGCTGAGACGGATGCCGCTTTCCAGTTCGAATTCTTCGGCAGCAAAGGCCTGAAGCTCCTGCAGGGCCTTGTCATCGAGATCTGCCGCATCTACGTTTGATCCGGAGGTATCCCCCATGACATCACCCGTATTCACTGACTGGGACGGTCGCCCTGCGGTGCTGTTCTCGGCTTCGCGAAAAGAGGCGCTGGCGCTTCTCAAGCCGGGCGGCGACTGGGTGCCGGTCGATGCAGCTGACGTGTCCCATACTGCGCGGGTGCTCGACTCTGCCGAGACGCTGAAGTCCTGGTTCGCAAGCACCTTCGGGGAGTTCGAGGTGCCCACCAGCTTCGCAAACGAGGCATCGTCGCGGGACAGCGCCGCGGAATAAAGATCACGCATCTGCTGCATCAGCGCCTCGCTCTCTTCAGCGTCGCCAGAGCTCCTATATCTTTCGTAGAGTGCGTGCCCTGTCGCGTTCTTGGCCTCCAGCATCGCCGGTGACCAGATCTGCACCTCGGCCACCACTCCGTTCGGGGTTTGAACCAGCACCTTCCGATCAAAGTAACCGTCATTGGTCACCGACCAGCCTTCGTCCAGAACACCAGCGGCAGCGGCAAGCCGAGCCACGAGGCGATCTGCGTCCTCGGCGGTATTCACAAGGAAGCCGCCGCGCGCGACGTCGGTCATTTCCTGCGCGGTCTCATATGCCTTGCGCTGCATCTTCTCCAAGGCGGTAGCCTTCACCTTCAGCCCAGGCGTCTTGAAGGTGATGCCAAGATCATCCGCCACGCGCACGCCCAGATCCTCAAGAAACGACTGCGCCGCCGGCGCGAGTTCGTAAAGCTGATCCACCGTCTCGAAGGGCTGCGATGCCTTCAGATCGGCCAGAGCCTGCCGGGGGTTCTCGACTTCCTGAAGCGTCCGGGGCGGCGTCATGTCCGCCGCATCGCGGAGCTGCTGCGCCCCGATCGCGTCTGCGGCTTCCACCTCCGGGCTGGCAGCCCCCGCCGCGAAGGCATCCTCGGGGATGTCGTCCAGCCGGATTTCGGGCTCCGGCGCGGGGGGCACAGCGGCGCGGCCGATTTCGGTCAGATCACCAAAGGCGGCCTTGTCGATCGCTTTCAGCGCATCGAGCGGGCCCGGTGCATCAAAAAGCGCCGCCTCCGCCCCGCCGATCTTTTGGGCCTCGGCGGCATAGCGTTTCAGAAACTCGGCGATGGTTTCGGCCCGGGCCGCGCGGCCGTTCGGGGCAAACTTGCGGATCAGGGCCACGGTCAGCGGCGCGGTGTTCCCCTCCAGCAGATCGACCTGCGCCAGCATATCATCCAGCACGCTGGCGAGCTTGCCGCCTTCCCGGGCAGCAACCTCGCGCGCAAGGGCAATCGTGCGCATCGCGTCCAGGACAAACGGCGTGATGTCCATCTCGGCCCGGATCCGGCCTTCGGCGACGGCCTGACGCAACGCCGCCCATTCCGGCGCCGCCTGCGCGAGCGCGTCCAGCAGGGACTTCAGCTCGCCCGCCTCGGTTTCCGCATAGCGCGCGACGATGTCCGGCGCGTCATAGGCGCGGGCGAACAGGGCATCCCGGATCCGGCGCAGGCCTTCGGCGTTGATTTTGCCAGTGGCATCGACCAGCCCCGAACGCTCTGCCTGCGGCATGCTGTCGAGAACCCGGCGCGTGAAGGGCGCATTGGCGGGTGTGTTAAGCCCCTGCGTCGGATCATAAAGGGCGACGGTTTCCGAGTTGATCCCGCGCGCGTCCATCGCCGCCCGTTCGGTAGCGCTCATGCGCGCGATCTGCGAGGTGTTGGCGGCACGGACGAAGCCCTGCCGCTGGGTGCCGTCCAGATCCGATGTGCGGCGACCGATCAGGACGGGCCGCTGCATCCCCTCCGGGATCTCGAAGCCGGCGGCAATGATCTGCTGGCGATAGGCGTCGGCGCGGTCGGGATGCAGATTATAGGCGCGGTCGATCGCGGCGACCCTGCCATTGCCGCTTTCCACCATGCTGTCGGGGCCCACGATCGGTGCGCCCCGGTCAGCCTCTGGCGACGGCATGAGCCGGGCCGGATCAAGCCCTGCGGCGATGGCGCTGATCTGTTCATCGCTCGAGGCCCGGCTGCGGTCCCGCGGCTGCAGGTCGCCGCTGGCGCGCTGCAGGCTGGCGAGATCCACAACCTGATATTCCACATCGATGCGGAACCCGTCGCCCGCCGAAACCTGCCCCGTGGCGGTGTAGCCGCGCCGCGTGGAATAGCCGGAAAAGCTGGAGCTGCCGGCGTCCGCGCTCGCCCCGCCGCGTTGGCGTGCGCTGGCCTGCACACCATTAACCTTTCCGGGTTTGAAGCCTTCATGCCGCTCCATCGCATCCAGCATGACCTGACGTTGTGCCGGGGTCAGTGACGCGGTGTGGGTGTCTGCCGATACCCCCACGGCACGGGCGACGACGCTGATATAGGCACCCGTATTGTTTTCAGATGGAGGAGCATACCGGTTGATCGCATCCGCAATCGACAGGTTGCGATAGGCTCCGCTTTCAAACAGCAGCGCAGCCTTTGCGGCCCGCCCTGCCTCATATGTCGGGAACACGGCAAACCGGCCATCCGTCCCTATCGCCCCATGCCTACGAGCGAAATCGCCATACTCGATATTGCCGGGGTTATGGTTGCGCCAGTTGCGGGCACCTTCGCGACGCTGAGCGGTGCCATCTGCCGATTGCACCACGGTGAAGCCCCGTCCGGCTTCGATGACGCGGTCAAAGGCTGGCAGCTCCGCATCGGCAGCTTCCATGCCGGGCGCATCGCGGCCAAGGATCCCGCCCATGGTTCCTGCAGACGACGGCTCAGGCGGCACGGCATCCCCGCGCATCTGCCGCCCTGCCCGCGCCACATCGTCACCAAAGCCAAGCTGCGGCGCGCCCGGGGGTCGCTGCCCCCCAAGAGCAGCATTGCGCGTGCTGCGGTATTGGCTGTAGCGCAGCGCCCCCGCGATGCCGCCGCCGATGAGGCCGCCGGTCAGCGCCGCCATGCCCAGCTGGCCTGCCACGTTCGGTGTCGGCAGATCCAGCCGCTCGGCTGTTTCGAACTGACGCTCCAGCAGCAGGGCTTCGGCGCCAGCGTTCACGGCCGCCTCGACGCCAACGACGGTCAGAAGTCGGGCGCCGGCGCTGGCCCCGAAAGGAAGGGACAGGACCGTGCTCTGATCCGTCGCACCCGCCCACATCCGGCCCAGAAATTCCGCGCCGCCGCCGCCAAGCTGCAGCACGTCCATGGCATCGTCATGCTCCGCCTTCAGGCGGGACGTGACCTCCTGACCGAACTCCTCGCGCGTGGTCGGCAGGGGGATGCCGAAGTTTCGCAGCTCCGGGTTCTGCGCCAGCATCTGCCGGTTGCGATCAAGCACATAGTCCAGTTCGTTGAAGAACCGCGAGTTGGAGGACCGGCTGCGGATGGTGCCCGGCCCGTCGCCATAGGCGTTGCTGTCGCGCAGCCGCGCAGCCTGCTCTTCCATCACCTCGCGGCTGGTCCGCTGGGCCCGGTTCCAGCTGTCGGTCTCGATCCGCTCTGCGGTGATTCCTGCGGAGAAGGTTTCGCCAAAATCCGGCACCTTGCCCTGCAGGGGCGCGAGAAGCGGCGCGCTGCCGGTATCCTTCAGAATGAAGGTCATTTCGCGGCCTCCCGCAGCAGGCGCCGCAAGCTGAAGGTGAACGGCGCCCCCTGATCGTTCATGAGGACGGTCGGCGGCTCGGCGGGATCAGCAGAGGGGCGGACAAAAACGTAGCTGTCATCGCCCGCAGCCATCAGCTGCAGCTCCGACATGGTGCGCTGGTCGGGCAACTCGCCGTCGATCCGGGGCAGCTGACCCCCGGATACCGCTTTCAGGCGCGCTTCAAGGCCCTCGGCGGACCACCTGAAGGAACGCGGGTTTCCGGGATCCTGCGCATAGCCAAGCCGCGACAGCGCCTGCTCCACCTCCGGCGCCCCGGCGCCCTTCGGCAGGATGACGGGCACGCCGGCAACCTCCTGAATGCCGCCGCGCGCCTGGGCCGTGCCGTGGCGCCCGGTGCCGCCCAGAACCTCGTGCAGGGCCTGCGTGTAACGGTCGTCATCAATATCGGCGGTCGGATCGACCCGCCCCATGCGCCGGGCGTAGAGGGCATCCGCCGCCGCAAGCGTGCGCTCCTGAAGCGCATCCCCGCCCGGAAGGTCTGCGTAGACCGCATCGAGCACCTGAAACGACACGCCGCGCCGGTCGGCCAGCGGCGGCATGACGACGTTTTCCCGCGCCAGAGCGGCCTGCCCGCGCAGCATGTCGAGCGCCCGGCCGGGCGGGTTGCCCGCCGACAGGAAATCCCCCGCGTGGACAAGCACCGGATCCCCGCTCAGCCGCTGCAGCTCTGCCGTGCCCACGGTTCTGGAGACAACACCGGCCAGACGCATCCGCTCTTCCGGATCGTTTTCTGCGTCCAGGGCAGTTTCCAGTGCGTCGGCTTCGGCTTCGGTCAGGATGCGGCTATCGCGTGCAAAGCCTGCGGATACCAGCTCCTCGCCGATCTGAGCGCGCCGGGTCAGCTCGGCGGCGAGCGTCTCGCTGTCCGCCGAAAAGTCGATCGGGCTGATCTCGGCCACGCCGACGGTGCCGGCATAGGCGATGGGGTCTTCGTCATAGCCCTTTTCGTGCTCCTCAAGCCGTTCCTGAAGAACCTTCAGCCGTTCGGTCTGGTACGGCTTGGTGACCTTCCGCGCCTCCTCCTCATCGATGAGGGCGGCCAGCTGCGCGGGCGTCAGGGTGGCAAGCGATCCGTTTTCTTCCCGCAGGGCAATGGCGGCCTTGGCCTCTCCATAATACTCGCTCTGCTGAACCTCTGGATCCTCGAGGAACCGTTCATCCACCGCCTCGCGACCATCGGCGGCGATGTCCCTGATTTCCCGGATCCGGTCATTGATCGCCTTCTTGCGTTCGAGTGCGGCCTTTTCTGCCGCCGTCGCGGCGGCTCGGGCATCGGCCTCCAGTTTCCCCTGGGCCTGCACGCGGTAGCGGGCGACGGTGTCCGCTTCCAGCCCAAGGAAGCCGCCCGCATCGGCGGCGGCAATGAAGGCCTCCGGGTCGTCGGACACCATCCTGATGGCGCGGGCGTTGGATATGTCGCCCTGCAGACCGATCCTGCGGCGCTCCGCCTCGGCGGCATCGATGACACCTGCGGCCAGCAGACCCTCGATCTGTTCGTTGCCCTGAGACAGGAGCACGTCAACCGTGCCCGCATCCGCGCTGGCGCCGGTCCGGGTCGCTTCATGGGCGTAGCGCAGAAACGACGCCTCCCGCTCGGCATTGCGCAGGCCGACCGTGCGGCGCCCAAGGTCGAAGGCCACGGCGTTGGTCAGCTGGTCGAAGGCAAGACCGAAAGGCTCGCGGTTCTTCGGATCGATCAGGGGTCTGCCGGTCTCTGCCGTGGCGGTGTCGTATTGCTCGCGCAGCGCCTGCACGCCCTGCGACCACGCGGCGTCTGCGGCATCGGGATCCCCGATCTGCTGCACCGACAGGCGAAGATCATTTACGTCGCGGGTCAGATCGACCTGACTGCGCTTCAGCTCGCGGTCCAGCCGTTCCGCCTCGAGGCCCTTGCCGACCTGCGCCATGACCTGCCCGAAATCGGCCAGAGCTGCGCCGCCCGTCGGCACGGCCTGCTGCGGCGCCCGGGCGGCGCGACCGGGGCTGAGCGGCCCGACAGGGACGGTGAGCCGCGTCATGCCAGAAGCTCCGGCCAGATGTCAGGCGCTGCCGTCAGGAAATCAGCCGCAGCGGAAAAGCCGCCCTTGATGACGGCATTCCGGCCCTGGGCGCGCAGCATGCGCTGCTGTCCGGTCAGTTCGACTGCCTCGGCCTGCCCGCCCTGCCGGATCGCGGCACTGCCGAAAGCCATTTCCTCGGCTGCCGTCTGGCCAAGGTAGACTGCGGACGGGCTGCCCAGATCGACGCCCCGCGCGGCAAGCTCGGCCCGCTGGCTGCCGATCTGGCGGCGAAACTGTGCCCGGTAGCGCTGATCCTCGACCGAATTCAGCTGCAGCATCTGCTGCTTCTGTTCGCCAATGGCCTTGGCCTGCGCGGCAGCAGCGCGGTTGGTCTGCACGCCCTGCCAGATGCTGCCGCCAATCCCGGCGACGGTGCCGGCAAGCTGCAGCACCTGCCCCGTCGTCATTGCGGCCGCCGCCGCACCAGCGCCCGCTGTGCCAGCGCCCGCTGCCCCGGCAACAACAGGAGCGAAGATTGCGGGAACACACATCAGGCGCCAACCTCTTCGATATTGGGCACAAGGCCGGTGATCGTCAGAGGGGCGAGCCCGTCCGGCAGGAATTCGATCGACACCTCGTCCGCCTCGCCGCTGTCACAGCCAAGCCCGACGATGCCGCTGGCGTCGCGCGCGACTGTCTCCAGAATGCGGTAGGGCAGCAGTTCGCTGGGGGCTGCCGCGTGTTCCTCCCCGGCGTCGTTCCGTTCGATCGTGCGGACGAAGCCCGCCGCCGTGCGATGGACGATAGCCGCAGACCCCCGCTTCAACCGCCGCTTTCGCCCGCGGCTGTCACCATCCCGGGCGCCGGCGCGCAGGGGCAAGGTGCGCACGCGGTGGCTGGTATCGACCAGACCGATGACCGCGTGGGACACAGGATCCGGAAGGGTCAGACTGCCATCCTGTGAGACGGTCAGATCGTCATAAGCGCCGCGGTCGGTCCATGCGGACACGGTCTGACCAGCCAGATGCGGCAGGCTGAATTCTGAGGTCGGCACAGCAGGATCAAAAACTGCCCCGCAAAAGGCATGGTTGAAGGTTTCGACCCCGCCCGCGCCGGACAGGGGAAGCACGTTCAGCGCCTGCTCCTCGATGCAGCGGACCGTCTGGCCGCCGATCTCGCGGCGCACGATCATGGTCAGGAGGTCATAGGCGGCATCGACGCTGGGGGTCACATCGATGTGCTCGACAAAGCCACCGGCCACAGGAACGGGCGCCCAGCCCAGCACATCCTGTTCCGGGTCATAGATGACGCAGGCCAGCGTTCCGTCGCCGCAACGCAGCCACCCGCGCTGAAACGGCGACGGCTGCCACACGATCTGTTCGAAGCGGGCGCCGCCCAGATGCTGCGACGGCAGGGAAAGCTCGACGGGTCGCATGGCGTCTTCGGAGAAGTTGTAGCGGATCTCCATCACCCGGGCGCGGTCCTTGGTGACGTAGACCGGCCAGCCATAGGGCAGCGCGGGCTGCACCCGGGCGGCGCCGTCCGTCGCCACCACTTCGGGGCGGAAGGTGGTCAGGGTGATCGGTTCATCACGCGATCCCGCCGCCCCAAGCCGCACGCCGCCAAGCGAACCGATATAGACGCCGCGACGGCCCGACACGAGCCAGTTGATTTCGTTCTTGGACGAGACGCCGCCGATGTCATAGCTGAACGATCCGTCCTCCTGATCGCTCGGCAGGAAATCCCGATAGGCGCCGATGGTGGAAAAGGTGATGGTGCGCGGCTCTGTCGGGGTGCGCGCCGCAACCAGCCGCTGCTGGTGAAGGGTGATGTGACGCGGGAAACCGTAAATCTCGTTCCATGCGCCTTCGGACCAGCGATAGGTCGGGTCATCGACGCAGGGCTGCGGAACAGCCGTCACAACATCCGCAATGGCGGTGTTGGTATCGACAACCTCGGTGATGCGGACAATCCCCGCTTCGGTTGAATGGTGTTTGTAGAGCGTGGCTTTTGACAGGTCGGTGCGCACCGTGCCCGAACTGTGGACCGGGGGATTGATCCCGGTGTTATCGCCCGCCGTGATCTCGTAAACATTCTGGTCGTAGCGGACCAGCTGGCCCACCTGGCAATCGGCATTGCCAACCCAGATCGGCACGTTGCGCCAATCTGTCGGCTCCAGCAGGATCAGCACGCCGACATGCTCCGGGGTGAAGATGTCCCCCGATGCAGCCAGCGTCACGCCGACGGCACCCGGGCCGATCATGGTATCGTACAGGAAGGTCCACCAGACGGCGGGGCTGCCAAAGCCAGCGCCAGTCAGTGCGGTGCCGCTGGTATGTCGGGGCGCCGTGGATCCACACGATCCGTCTACGGCCTCTTCAAGCGGCGATCCGACACCGGCGAATTCATAGACCCGGCTGCCCGTCTTGCGGACGTCGCCGATTTCCAGATCCTCGTCCGCCTGCCAGTAGGTTTCCGCACCGGTGCCGTCGGGGCCGATCAGCTGGATCGTCTTCGCTTCATCAAGGTTCTGGACCCGGAACGGCCCGGCCTCCAGCTTGGCCGGGGCAAGCGTCCAGTTGTCCAGGGCGAAGCGGCTGAGCTGCTGCAGCGGGTGCCGCCCGTCCGCGAGATACATCACGTCGGCGTCCTGCATGTGGTTCAGGTTGGGCAGGTCCGCCGCGGTGAATGGCGTGTCCAGTTCATAGGGCACACCGCCCTGCATGACCAAGGCGCCGTAGCGCCAGACCCGCATCTTGCCTGCGGTAAATTCCAGCGCCAGCGCGTCGTCATCCGCAAAGATGAAAGGCACGCGGATGGCATAAGCGTTGCCCCGCGTCGTGCCGCGAAAGATGGTGCCGGGCGCGCGGGTGAACCCGCCCTGCCGCAGCGGCAGGAAGCCGCGACAGATCGCAAGGCCGGTCTGGTGCCGCTGGAAATCCTCCCGCGCGTGCAGCAGCGGATCAATCTCCCCGGCAGAGAACGCGACCTGAGGCGGGCGGGAGGCGGTCATCGCATGACCCCCGCCGCCCAGTCGTCACTGGTCTGCTGCGGCAGCCCGTCCAGCCGGGTGCCAGACGCGGTGCCCTGATCGGACGTGATGGCGCGCTGGAATGCCGCGCTCAGATCATCCTTCAGCTCGACCCGCTTCGTGCGCGAGGTGACCAGCTTTGGCGACAGCAGCACGGCCAGCTGGCAGGCGACGGTCAGCTTGAAGTCCGACGGCAGCTGCGCCTCGTTGGTGAGGTGGAACGTGCCCCGGATCAGGATCTGCCTTTCGCTGGCGCGCAGCGTCATGCCATCGACCCGATACCGGATCCCGCTGCCATAGACCTTCCGCAGCTTCAGCATGTCATCCGGCAGCAGGAACGCATGCGGCAGATCCGGATCCGTCGCATCGTTGGGGCCCGGCAGCGACAGAGGCGGGCGGATCATCCGGCGCGCGAAAGACCAGTCATAGGCTTCCAGCATCATCCGCAGAGCCTCGGGATACTGCTCTGCCGCCGCCTGCGCCTCTTCGGTATTCTCCCCGAAGGACTGCAGCGGACGCATTTCCATCAGGCGGAACGCCTGTCTTGCGATGGTGCTGGCGGCGATGGCGACGGTCATGGAACCCCCATGGATGGGCCGGGCACCATGGCCCGACCGCGGGCGCGTCAGGGCATGATGTAGGCGATGCGGAAGGTCATGGACCCGGCGCCCGTGGCATTGGCCTCAGCATGCGCCCAGATCTCGAGCTGGCCGCCCGGGTTCTCTGCCAGCCCCAGCACCTCCCACCAGCGCTTGCCGTGGTTGGCATCGGCCACCGCGAACGGGGTGACCACGTTTTCGGTGGCTTTGGTCTGGTCAACCAGCGCGTCGGTGTCGGTTTCGGTGCCGATGACCACCTGCGCAAAGCCCCAGCTGGCCACGCCAAAGAACGTGTCCTCATGCACCAGCGCGTTCGAGGGCACATTCGCGAGATGGTATTTCGATCCGCTGCTGTCGGTGCCGACGTTGGCAACGCTGCCGGTGGACAGGACGAGGCGCCCGCGCGCCACCTCGGGATCGGGCGGCGTCGCGGTGATGTCGAAATGGTCATAGACCAGATTGGAATTGCCGGTGACAACGGCCATGGGGGTTACTCCTGGAAAGGGGAAGGATCAGGCCGGATGCGATGCGCCCGGCCCGGTCGGTCAGCCTTCGACGCAGCGGATGATGCGGACGCCCTTGTCCTCGACACGCCCGGAATTCACGTAGGCGTCGACATAGACGTAGGGCAGGTTTTTGGCGGAACCGTCGTTCCAGATCCGGCCATCGACGTCCTGCCAGAAGGCGGCAACGACATTTTCCTTCGTCCAGATCGGGACCAGGCGATGGCCGCTGCTGTCATAGGGCACCCGGTTGGAGAACAGCCAGTTGATCCCCAGCAGCGTGCCCGGCTTGCCGTTGCGGATGTTCTCCACCTCGAACGGGTTGAGGCTGGTCTTGGTGGCAAGCGCCAGATTGATCAGGTCGGTTTTCTGCTTCGGGCTGATCAGGCCATAGATTTCCTGATCGCTCTCCAGCCCGAAATCCTCGAGCTCCATGCCCTCGGTCGCCGCGCGCAGCTTTTCGGCGGTCAGACCGATGCTCTCGCCGCCCAAATCGTGGGCGATGTAGTTTCCGGCGGGCAGGGTCACCAGCGCATTGGGGGTCTTGCCCTCATAGACGCCACCCATGATACCGCCGCCCGCAACGCGGAACTTGCCGGTGCTCTGCACCTTTTGCACCCCAAGGATCGTGTCGAACACGCCGCGTTCCACGCCCTTGACGTGGTTCTGCAGGAAGGTCGATGTGGGATCCATCGCCTTGTCGAACTGTTCTTCCTTGGTGATGTATTGCCCGGTTTCGATCACTTCCGGACGGACCAGCCAGCGGCGGGAATGCTTCGGCGGGTTCTCGGGGTTCCGGCGGCTGTAATCCTCGCCCTTGATGTAATCGACCGCCCCGACGAGATCCGCGATGTCCTGCGCTTCGCCCTTGCCGTCAGCGACAGTGACAGCGGCGCGCAGCGGGTTCTGCATCTGCTGATGCACCATCTTCACGTTGTTGGTGAAGGTCAGCTTGTGATGGTCCTCGACCACCTGACGATAGGACATGGGTGCCCCTCTCTCGAAAAATCAACAATATGGTGAGATTTCGGAGGGGTTGCCCGATGACACCGGACCCGACCTGAGCCGTAACGTGGCCTGCCCGCCGGAATTGCCCGGATCAGACGGACCCGCAAAGGGGTTGCCCGTCGTGAAAACTTCATCCCGAATTTTGCGCGAAAGTCAAGACAGAACGCCACATATGGCCATCGGATGACCGGGCCCTACTGCATGCAGAGCCCGGAACAGATCAGGGACTCCGATCAACAGCGCCTGAGCGCGCGATCTGGTTTGCCGCGACACCCGCGCGGGATCGGCAGCGATCTTGCGCAGTGACCAGCGCCAGCAGCACCTGCTCTTGATCAGGCTCCAAGTCTAGGCTGGACAAGACGTTTGCCAGCGCAACCGACAGCCCCTCCTGTTCGTGAAGTGCTTCCAGAATTTCTTCCGCTCGGTCGAAGGTTTGCTGATTGATCACGCCGACACCTCATATGTCTGCGGTGCCGGCGGGGCAGAATATCCGGAGCTGAGCTGGTAGCGGCACACAAAATTCATTCTCGAACCTCTTTCCATATTGCGAGAATGAGAAATCCCAGCACCTGAAAAAGGCCGAAGCCCGACAGATAATGTGGACATTCGCTGGCAATTGCCGGTGTCAAATGGTTTGATTGCAGGCGAAGTAGTTTCCGTCGGGTACTGTCATGATAGACTGGGCACGGGTCTGGATTTTTTCAGGGGTCACGGTGCTCCTCGGTACAGTGAAGATCCTGAGCGACGGCGTGGCTAGATACTGGCAGCCATGGGTCGTGCTCGCTACATACGCCCTCGCTTTCGCGATAATGGGACTATTCTTGAGTTTTCCCAACGACAGCAAGGCACAGCGCAATCTGGCGATATTGTCGCTTGCTCTTTTAATCCTCGCGGCAATTTTGCCCACCATCTTCGAACTCTGGTGACCCCGCCGCAGTCGCCACGACGGGGTCTGTCTGATCACTTCCCGGCGTCCGCGAGGATCTTTTCAAGGTGCATCCGGCGCTCATGCAGGGCCTTGTAGGCTGCGCCAGCGCCCGGGGCACCGGCGCGTTTTGCGGCCATCGCCTTGCCATAGTCGCTGTCGGGTTTCAGCATCGCGTCCAGTTCGGCCCAGGCCTCGGCCGGCGTCGTGCCCAGCCCACCGCCGGCCCCCTCGAGGCGGGGCAGATTGTCCTCGCCCATCATCTGACCGACAGCCGCGAAGAGGCGCAGCGTGTTGGCGTCGCCCGACGAACCTTTCAGAACCTGCGCGATATTCATGAGCGCGTTGCTGTCGAGCCCTGCGGCTTCGGCCAGCGCGCTGGCGGCCTGCTGGGCCAGTGCCACCCGGGCGTCATACTGATCGCCCCAGTCCTTTTTCAGCTCCGTGCGCAGCTGGTCCGCAGACTGCTGCAGATCGCGCTCGGCCCCCTGCAGCATGTCGGCGACGTTCTCGGCATAGAGGTTGACCATGCCCTGCAGCTGCGGCCCGTTCAGCCCCAGCTGATGGCCAAGAGCGCGCGCCTTGCCTTCCAGCTCTGCATCCCATGCCTGATCCTTGGGCCAGCCCTCGGGCTTTGCGAGCTCGTATTTCTCGGCGCTTTCCGGAATCCCGAAGACCTCGCCATTCTTGCGCAGCCACTCGCTCATGTCCTCGTCCTTCTTCGGACGGGTCAGCAGCTGGTCGGGCGAGGCGCCAAGGCGGCTTTCCGCATGACGGTAATTTTCGGTGATCTTGGCCAGCGCGTCCAGCGGATCGTCCAGCGTCAGGCCCTTCGCGGTCAGCAGCTGGCGGTGGGTGTCGCTGAACTTATCGCCCTCCCACCAGTTACCAGCCCCGGCGCCACCTGCGGGGGCCGTGTCATCGCCGCCCCCCGGGATCGTGTCCGCGCCAGCACCCGGTGCCGTGTCCGCGCCGCCCCCGGCACCGGCACCGGCATCAGCCACCTGAAACACGCGGCGCGCACGAAAACGCTTCAAAAAATCAGTCATAGTCCTGCTCCTCAAGAAGTTCGTTTAGTTGGGTTGGGGTCAGGCCAGCAGCCGCAAGCAGCTGCAGGGCCAGATCGCGCCGGCCCGCCTCATAGGCCAGCCGGTGCGGGTCGATCGGCGCGGCGCGGGGGATACCGCCGCTCATGCGCACGGGCTCACCGGCCAACAGCCCGCTCTGCCGGATCAGATCGGGCACCAGCCCCGGCACCTTGCGTGCCGCCTCGCGCCAGATCGAGGCATGCGCCGCCGCCGTCGCCCGCGCCTGCGGGGTGACCCCGAAACGGGACAGCAGCATGGACAGACGGTCAAGGATCATTCCTGCTGCCCCCTGCCCTGCATCGCCGCCCCGGCCTGAGCCATGTCGCGCAGCCCGGCGCCGCCGGTCTTGGCCATTTCCGCCATGGCCTGCGCCTGCTCGGCCTGCTGGCGGGCGGCCCGCGTCTGCATCGCCACATCCCGGGGAACCAGAACCCGCTGCGGCACCGACGTGCTGGCCTCGTGCAGCACCTCGGCGTAATCATCCGCGCTGATCCGGTCGAGGATCTCGGGCTTGAGCTGCGCCAAGGGCAGCATGTCGCCAAGGACATACTGGCGGACCGTCTGCGCCTCGGACGCGCGCAGGGCCATGGCCGCCGCCGATGTATAGGCCACCATCAACGGCGTCCCGGGTGGCACGCCTTCGGGCGGGGGCGGGATCTGGCCGGCGCGGAACAGCATCCGGAACCGCCGCTCGTATTTGCGGGCCGCGTATTCCTCCATGATCCGGTCGGCATGCGGCGCCCAATTGCGCAGCCGGGCCTCCTCGATCACGCGGTTTTCCGCATCGGAAATCCCGGTGCGCCCGGTCAGGCTCATGACCGAATAATAAAAGGCATTCTCCACCGCCTCAGCCGCCGCGCGCTTTTCCTCCAGCGTCAGGCCGATATTGCCGTTGAATTCCTCGGACCGGACCAGAGGATTGCCGCGAACATCCACGGCGCCATAGACGACGCTGCCGGGGCGAAACTCCCCGTCCAGCGGAATGGCATTGCGATCGGGGGCGAGTTTCGTGGGATCTGCGGCCCGCTGCGCGGCGCGCAGGGTGGCGGTTTCCATCAGATCCAGCTTCCGCGCCGACGGCAGCGCGATGGATCCGGGGCCCGTGCCGTAGATCATGCCGCTGTCCACATCCCAGCGCGGGAAATAGATCGGCATTTCGTCATACCCCGCCTCGCGGACCACCGAGTAATCCAGCTGACAGCACCACAGGCTGAGCCAGCGCCTGCCCCGCACGCCCAGCCTGCCCTGCTCGAACGTGTCGTTGGGCAGGACGTGGTGGAAATAGGCGTGCTTTTCGCTGTTGCCCTTCTGCGCAAGGTCCATGACCCGGGGCGGCACCTTGCCCTTGAAGGCGCGGACCGCCTGTCGTGGCGTCAGATACCGCTTCCGGACCGCCTCGTTGACCCGACCATGAAAATCCACATCGACGACCACCTCTGCGAGCGAGAAGGTTACGTCGATGAACTTGCGGTTCACCTGGTCCAGCTCGTCATAGGCGGCGCCGTTGCCGAAGGCCGCAAGGTCCGCGTAAATCTGGAAGCTGGCCGGGTAAAAGCTCGACATGGACGGGCTGAAGGAGGTGTGAACCTTCGACGCGGCACGATCGAGCCATTCCGCGAAAGGCGGCCAGCGGTTCAGATCCTCGTCGGGCGTGGTGAACCCGCCCCAGCGCGTCGCCGGGTTGGTGATCCCGGCATAGATGCCCGCAGCGAAATGACCATGCGCAATCGCGCCCTCGCTGGACATGGATTTGGTGAGCTGCCGCGTGGTCGCGGTGTCGACACGAAAGCCGCCGCGCTGGGGGCGGATCAGGCGGGCGATGTCCTCCCAGTCGCTTTCGAACTGCAGGCGCGGCTCCTTCAGCTCCGACCAGCGGCGTTCGGCCTCGCGGGCGCGTTCATCACCGGGAAAGAGATGGGTGGATTTCATCGGGTCACCTCGCCCAGCTTGCCGCCGGACGGGATGCCCAGGGCGGATGTGAGGATATTTGCCGCCGCGCCGGAGCGGGCGCGCCGCAGCCGCGCCTCGATGTCGCCGTCCTGTCTGGCCGTGGTGGCTGGTGCCGGGATCAGCGCGGGCTTCGGGTCTTTGATGTTCGGGCCTTTACACATGCTCGGTGCCTCCTTCGTGGATCCATGCGAATTGCAGAAAGACGGCGCGCCCGTCCGGGCCATAGCCGGGGGTCTCCGCCTCGAACCGGAAACCGCAGGCCCGAAGGAACCCGGGCGCGGTCGGATGGTCAGCCCAGCATCGGGCTTCCAGACGGTGGATGCCGGCGCCAGCCGCCCAGCCGGGAAGACGGCGCCGGATTTCGATGGCCGCACGCGCCAGCGGCATGCGGAATTTGTCATGGGACCGGGACAGGAGCGCCGCCTGCGCAACACCGCGCGCCGTCAGCACGACGGTCAGCAGCGCGAAGGGTCTGCCGGTGTCGGTGCGCAGCAGATGTGACACCACCCCGACCGCCTGCGCCGCCCGCCATTCGGCAAAAAGCGCCAGATGCGACGCCTCCGCCCCGCGCGCGAGCACGGCCTCGCGGTAATCCGACGGGTCAAGCGCCCGCAGGATGTCAAGCGCGGCGTGATCCTCATATGGCCCGGCGTGGATCATGCCGTGCGCGCCGAATCGAACGGGGCCGCGAAGGCGTCCGGCTGCACGGTATCACCGACAATGCGCCAATCGTCGGCCAGCATGTCGGTCTGCGAGGCCAGCCAGCCGACAACGATCGTGCCATCAGCGGCGCGCATGTCGATATGCGGCAGCACCTCGATCTCGCCCTCGGGGTGTTCGAGCTCTTCGGCGCGATGGGCGGTTGCATGCCCGCATTTTGCGTCGCGCGCGCCGATCACCGATCCGGGCGCCAGCTTCAGCCACATGCCCTTGCCGTTCCAGCCGGCACGGGCGACGCGCGCGCCCTGCTTCAGGGCGCGGAGTGCATCACCGAAATCCATCACACCGCCCTCCCTTCCTGACGCAGCAGCCGGCGTGCGGCGTTGCCCCAGTTGGTGGCGGCCAGATCGCGCGAGCCGCGCGCCCCGACCTCGAGCCTGCCGGCCTTCGCATAGGTCCGGCCCTGCGATGTCTCGCGGAACTTCATGCCCTCCTCGATCTCGAGGCGGCGCAGCATGTCCGCATTCACGGTCGGATAATCCGCCATGACCCAGACGAGCCGTTCAAGCACGTCCAGATCGGGCTTCGGCGGCGCCTTGGGGGCGGCCTGCGGCGTGGGGTTCGTGGTCATGATCTTTCTCCGTAGGGGTCAAGGACGTTCCATCCTGTGCGCAGGCCGCCTTGCGGGCTGTCCGACAGCGGCGGCCCGCCGTTATGGCCGCGCATGGACTGCGGGCCCTTTCGTTTGTCGGACAATCTTGCGACGTAGGGGCTGATGCCGTCGGCCCGGTGCTGGCCCAGCAGCAGGTATTGCAGCGCGTCGTGCACGTTGGCTTCGGTCAGCTTTTTGTTCGGCACCTTGCGCTTGTCGCCGCTGCTATCGACCTCTTCGCCCCAGACATACCGGGCCTCGAAACCGCGGATCAGGAACCTGCAGGACGGGTCGATGAGCAGGCCCGGCTCCCCGGCCTCGAGCGGCGCCTCAAGCGCTGCGCGCACGGCCTCCAGACGCGGCTGGATGCGGTTCTGACCGATGATCGACGGGCGGATATGGAACCCCGCCGCGCGGCCCACCATCAGGTTCCAGGTCGCGTTTTCGTCCGCCGACTGGCTGGCCCCATGCTCGCCGGCCATGTCGCCCCAACCGGCTTCGATCCGGCCCCCCGGGCAGCGTTCGTCCAGAAACTCCCGCAGGCGCTGGCCGAACACCTGCGCAAACAGCCGTTCATCGGGAAAGTGCAACTCGCCAAGGATGCGCCAGCGGAAAAAGCCGACCAGCTGGGCGACGATCGCCGCCCCCTTGAAGCCCTGATCGAGGCCAAGCAGCAGCGGCAGGCGGGGATCGAAGGGGATCGTCTCTTCGGCGACATGGATGCGGCGCCGGAACTCCCGCTTGAAGACCGGCTCGCCCTGCCGAAGATAGACCACCTTGTTGTAAACGAGCCGGTCGACCATGTCGCCGCGGCCTTCCAGCTTCATCGACATGATCTGGCGCGGGTAATAGCTCGAGCTGAGCTTCGCGAGGTTCTCGCAGCCCGGCTCGCCATAGCCCGGCTGGTTGTAGAACTCGATCCGCACCGGCTTGACCGTGCGCGGCGGGCGGTGTTCCTCGCGCGCCCGGGTGTCTTCATCCGCCTGCATCGCCAGCGTCAGCTCAGCCGCCAGCCCCCGGCGCCTTTCCTCGTCGTGGAAGACGCGGAAGGCCCAGTTGTCCTCGTCGGGCGCGTTGAAGTCGCAGGCGATCTGCCCGTAGCTGCGCAGCTCGGGCGGCAGCCCCTCAAAATGCGTCTTGGCGGGATAGCGATCGATCCGGCCAATGCCCACGCTCAGGATCTCGCCCGGCATGGTGTCGGCTTCGTTCAGCACGATGTCCGTGGTCTGAATGCCGCGCATCGACGCGATGATGTCATCCCCGAACGCCATGAACTCGGCGGTGAATTCGATCGGGCCGAACGCATCCTCGAAATGGATCACATGGGTGACCGGATCGCCCCGTCCGCCCGACCATTTCCCCAGCGCCTTCGGGAAGGTCTCCAGATAGCTAGGGATGGTGGTGGACCAGACCTGGCGATAGGTCTCGCGGATGAACAGCACCTTGTAGCGCCGCACCCCGTCCACGGTGCTGCGCGGCATGCAGATGGCGCGGCGCGCGCGGCTCTTCATCAGCGTCGTGGTCTTGCCGGAGCCCACCGGCCCCTGAATGCCGACCACGTCGCCGTCATCGAAATAGAAGCCCTGCGCCTTGGGGCCCGGGAAATAGGCGGTTTCCTCGAGGCCGGGAAAGCTGTTGCCCCCGGCGAAATCGCCCTCTAGGCTCTCGATTGCCTCTTTCGCCCCCAAGCCTTCCAGTTTGGCGAGCGTGTCCGGATCCAGAGCCGTCTGGATCCCCGCACCCCCGTTCGCTGCGTGCCCGGGCCCGCCGCGACCCTCTCCGGAGGCAGACCGCAGCACCCCCCCACCCCATTCGCCGGTCACAAGGTTCACGCTCATTTCCCAAGCTCCGGATCAAAAACCCTGAATGGGGTCGGAGCGGGGGGCAGACAGACAGCCGCGGGGCGCCCCCCCGGGGGGGTCGCGCGGGCGCCGGGCCGGGCGCGATCGGCGGCTGCGGGGCGCGGGATCGACCCTGCGGCGGCGCGACCAAACTGATTTTTAATCAGTGCATCCGGCATCACTTTTCCCTGTCTTTCCAGTCGGTTGGCTGATCCGTCCGAATTGCCGCGTCCGAATTGCGCGCCTCATCCTCGCTAACCTGTTGATTTCGCTCGATTTGCCAGCGCACATCCGCAGGCACCAATCCGGCACCAGCGGCGGGCGTCACATCCCGGACCGATGCGCCGCGATCGGCAGGCGCGCCGCCCTGAACGACGAGCTGCACGGTCTGCTGCACCGACACGTCGGGGCTGGCCTTGGGGGTGCCGTAAGGCAGCAGCGCCTCGGCGGCGCGCAGCTGGACCGCAAACACCTGGGCGAAGGTGGACAGGCGCTGTTCGGGCGTGATGACCCGATCCGCCTTGTCCTTGTCCTGCGCCTCGGCGAAGGCCCAGACCAGCAGGCGTTCGGTCTGCATCATCGCGGTCTCGAACACGTCGCGCGAGCTGGTCAGGCCCGCCATCTCGGCCAGCTGCTGTTCCGGCAGGCGGTATCCCTTGGCCGCGAGCCAGTCGCGCATCTGTCTGGAGCCCTTGCCCATCGCGCCCTTCGGACGGCCGCCGCTGGGTGCTGCCACCTCCGCAGGCGTCCGGCCCGGCTCGTCCGGCAGCAGGGACAGCTGCTCGCCGGTCCGCCGCGCATCCTCGAGCCGCGCCGCAGCCTTCCGGGCCAGCTCCTCTTGGGTGTTGCGCGGCTTAGCCATGCCGAAAACCCCCTATTTTAAGCGAAATCAGGGACTTAAGGTCATTCCACAACAGAGAGGGGGCCAATCTACAACGCTTCAGGCCCCCTTGTTGTAGGCTTTGTTGTAGGGATTTCGCTTTGAAATCAGCGCCTTGATAGATAACTACAACGCTACAACGGATATATTCATTCACCCACACACGCGCGCGCGCGCATGCGCACATATTTGAGAGGGGCGCGATTTTGCGTTGTAGCGTTGTAGAATGGGGGTAATGCGCTGATCTGGCAGGGTTTTTCCCTACAACAAACCCTACAACAGAGCCATGGCCGTTTGTTGTAGCGTTGTAGCCCTGACCCGTGGCGGGGCCATCAGAGCGCACGAACATCATGGCATCCGACCGGGTGCGGGGCAAGCGCGAAGGGATGCGCGGCGGGACAAGGGAACCTGAATGGCGCATGTGTCTAGCGGTAGTCCTCGAGCTCATCATGACCGGGGCGCGAGGCGCCAGCGGTTCCGTTGGCAGGATCCATGGGGAACGACAGCATTCCGGGGATCGCCTTCAGCGGCATGATCCAGCCGCGCGAGGTGATCCGGGCCAAGGTTGGCGGGTGTGGGGGCTGGACGGCGCCGGGCACGCGGGAGGCGGACTGCTTCCATGCACCACCTGACCACTGGCTGCCCTGAAACAGCTGCACCAGCGGGGCAATCGGCTTGTTCATGATGAACAGCCCCGGCTCGGGCTCGTCGTAGACGCGCAGGCCCAACTGCGACAGGTGGCGCTGCGCGTTCCGCTGCTGGTCGCTCTTGTCCATGGGGCCACCGTCTTCGTTGTAGAGCGTCTTCGGCGCCCCGGGCAGACCGGCGGCCGCCGCAACCCATTGGGCGATGTTAAACTGTTCCCCGCGCCGGAACGGGTCATAGGTCTGGGACATGAGGTGCAGCAGCATCGCCTCGGCGTCGTTGACGGTGTCCGCCTTGTCGGCTGTCACCTGGAACGCGACCTTGCGCGCCATGCTGGCCGCCTCGTCCTCGCCCACCACGTCCTCCGACCGCGCCATGTCGGCCAGCGCCAGCACCGTGCCCCAGTTGTCCGCGTCGCGGCCCGTCACGTCGGCCAGCTCCAGCGCGTGCCGCCAGACCGCAAGGCGTTCGGGAAAGCTCGCCCACCGCTCGATCAGGAAAGCCTTCAGCCGGGCGCCACGGCTGCGCCAGGTGCGCGTGCGCAGCCCCAGCTTGGCGGCACCTTTCGGGATCGGGTTGAGCTCGAGGCGGATCAGGCGCTGCACGTCCTGCGTCTTCATCACGCCGGGGATCAGGATCGAGGAGAACAGGAAGGTGGAATAGACCTTGCCGCCGACGCCGGACTGATCCGCGCTGCCGCGCAGCCACTGGCCGCCCGACGAGGCGACACGCGCAAGCGTGATGATGTCCTTTTCCTTGGTCGATCTTTCGTCGCCCGGCTCGAGCTCGTCCACCGCGACCGGCAGGCTGGCATGGCCCAGCTGGGAGGTGATGCCGGATTTCGTGGCGTCGGTGGACTGGATCAGGGCGCGTTCGCCGTGCAGCATCTCGATGAAGCGCTGAAACTCGGACTTGCCGGCACCAGCTGGTGCGGTCAGCCAGAAGGTCGGCCGCCAGTCCAGCGCCCCACCCAGAAACTGCGCCGCGATCAGGCCCAGGGCGATGACCGGGTGCAGATCGTCGCGCGTCCAGTTCCATGTGCCCAGCATGCGCAGGATCTCGGGAACCGGATCCGGACCGTCGGCAAAGTCCGGCGCCGCGACAGGGGGTGCTGCAGGGTAGATCTTGCCGTCGATCCGCCCGGGCGGCAGGCGGTCGCCGCGATACAGGACCGCGTCGCCCAGATGATAGATCAGCTCGCCGTCGTCATCGGTCCAGGCACCAACGCCACGCACATCGGAATTGGGCTCGAACACGCCGCAGGCGCTGACCGCCTCGTGCATCCGCATGGCGGCTGATGTCTGATCGAAGCGGTTGCGCTTTGGCCGCAGGATCGGGGGATCTCCGCGCTCTGCAATGTTCTCGAACTGGGGAAACGCGGCGGTCAGGGACGCCATGCGGTGCCCGAAGAGGCCCATGATTTCCTGCGCGCCCAGCTTGTCCACCTTCTGCAGCTGGCCGTTCACGTCGAGAAAATAGCGAAACTTGCCGCAGACCCCCAAGGGCGTGACCGGGCAATTGTCGAAGATCTCGTGCTCGGCATTGCGGCGGGCCGTGCCGCCGCCCTTGCCACCCGCCGCGCCGTCCTGCTTGGCACCTTCGCGGGGCGGGCTGCGGTCATCGCCGGACCCCTGCTGATCGCGGTGGACCGGCAGGGTGACGACGGGGGCCTGTTCCAGTTCCTGACGCAGCTGCTCCGCCGTCGGGCCCGGGCGGGCCGGCATCTGCTCCTCATCCGTTCTCGCCGTCAAATCGGCCATGCCTCTGCCCTTCATTCTTCGTCTGCAGTCTCTTTTGGCGGTGCTTTGTCCGCCGCTTGCCGCAGTGCATCGTTCAAATCCTTGCCGCCGTAGCGGTTCTGCCAGAGGCGCACCTCGCGCCCGGCCTTGCAGTGCGCCTCGATCGCGCGGCGCAGCTGCTCCTTCTGCTCCGGATGCGGGTCGCGGTCCGCGACCAGCGTGACCCGCGCGACGTTCTCCGGCAGGCGGATCGCGCCCATGTTCGACAGGCTGATCGCCGCCACGACACGCACATCGGGCAGCAGCATGACGACGCTCAGCGCGTCCTCGATGCCTTCGGTGATGTAGACATGCGTGCCCGGCGCGCAGGCAGGCAGGCTGGGCGCTCGGCCACCACGCGGCCCGGTATCGGCACCGCGCCAGATGTTGATGCCGCACTGCCAGGCATGACCCAGCACCAGCCTTGGCTTGGGAACCGGCGCCTTGATCCAGCGGCCATCCTCGCGGGCCAGATAGGTGCGATGCACCGCGACAAAGCGGCCCTGCAGGTCGGTGATCGCCGCAGCCATCATGGGATATGTGCCTTCGGTCACCTCTCCCGTCTTGTCATCGATGTACTGGTATCGCGCCTGCGGGACGTAGCGCAGCGCGCCCGGCTGGCGGCCAAGGCTCGCCAGATCAATGCCCCGCTCGGCGCGCAGGTAGTGATCCACCGGCGTGCCGCGCAGCGCCTCATGGCCGCTGAGCCAGATGCCCTGCGCAAGACGCTGCCTCCGCTCGCGTTTCTGCTCTGCCGCTGCATCTGCGAGGGCCCGCGCCCTGGCCGCCTCTGCTGCCCGCTGCTCGCGCTTGCGCCGCAGCTCGGGGCTTTCGGTATCAAGCCCCAGCCATGCCCGCGCTTCCTTGATGGCGCCGCTGAGGTTCGACGACCCCTCGCCATGCAACGCGAGGTCGATCAGGTCCAGCACATCGCCATGGCTGCCGGTCGCATAGTCGTTCCAGCGGCCTGCCTTCGATCCGGAGACGTGGATGCAGAAGCTGCCCACATTGCGATCAGGGCGCCCGGGATTGAGGGTCCAGTAAATCCCGTGTTGGGTGTGGCTGCCCGCGACCGGCGGGGCATAGTGGCTCACGACGCTGTCGAGCTGCGCAAGAAGCCGGTCCTTGATTTCCTCAAGGCTGTAGGTCTGCCGGGATGCCATGGGTCAGACCGGACGTGCGGCCCGCGCCTTAGGCACGGCCAGCATCACGGTTTTTGCCCGTGTCCGGGCGGTGCGGAATGTGTCCGGAGCCACGATCATTGCGCGGCTTCCTTCTCGATCGCCAGCCCCAGCCGCCACTCGGCCCAGGCACAGACGGCGGCCCGGCTTTCGAGGCAGGCGCCCGGATCGCGCCGCCCGTCCGGATCATGCGTGGCCAGCAGCATGCGACCGGCCTCGCTGAGCCGCCGGACAAACGGATTGCCGCTGTCGGACTTGGTCAGGGCGTTCCGCAGGATGTCGAGATGCATCGCCTCCCGCTTCGCGTCGTAGATCACGCTGCAGGCCAGCACCGTCAGGCAGTGCGCCAGCACATGGTCCGCCGGTGTCATGGGCGTCTGGATGTCAGCCATGGATGTCCCTCCGGCTCTGTCCCGGGGGCGTGGGCATGTTGGTGGCATCGATCCAGTGGATCATCTGCTCGGCGGCCCGGCGGGCTTCATCGGGGCTGTCCGCCCGATCGACCGCGTCGCACAGGTCGCCGACGGCGCGGGACAGGTCGTCGCCACCCCCGCCATAGCGCAGCGCGGACCCGCGCAGTTCGGCGATGTCACCGCGTGCGAGGGTCTGGCTCTTGATCCGCATGCACACGGCAAACGCCTCGAGGCGCAGGGCAATCTGGGTACGTTCCATGGCTGATCTCCGGTTTCTCCAGGCGGGGGACGGTGCAACGCCGCCCCCCGCGGATCGACGGCACGCAGCCTGTTCGGTCGAGCGGCAGCATCCGCCCGACTGCGCACCGGATCTGATGACAAAAAGGCCGCCCGCCTCGGGACAAAGACGGGCGGCCAGGTGACTGGCGCGCGGCAGTGCGCCAGCCCGGACAGACCGCAGCACCCCGAGGGAGAAAGGATATGCGGTCTGGCAGATCATTCGGCGGCCACCTGCGCGGGGCCGCAATGCAGCTGCGCCGCAGGTGCCGCGCGCATGGCTTCCACCAGCCGGTCGATCTCGACTTCCGGCGCGCCCCAGATAAGGTGATCCGCGCTCAGCGGGATCTCCCGCGCCGCCGCATAGGCAAGCAGCGCCCGATTGGCGCGCGGCGGCATGTCACCGGGATCCCGGTATTTCGAGCCACGACGCCAAGCGTAGGCGGCCTTTTCTCTAAGGCCCCCGATAAGCGCGAGGCCTTCGATCGGCCCGATAAGCCGCTCACATACCTCAACTGGTGTCAGGTGTTTACTCATGACGCCAGATCTAGCGGCATCATACCAGATCTTGCAACTGATTTTTTCAGTATTTCTGTCAAGCAAGTTCAGTCACGAGTGACTACTTGGCGAATATGGATGTCAACTGGTTCAAGCAGCAGCAAAAACGCGCAGGCGTCACGGCCGAGGATATCGCTCAGGCCATGGGCCGCGCGCGCTCGAATGTGTCGAACATCTATGCTGGCAAACAGCGGATGTCCCTGGAATGGGCCAGAGCCTTTGCCCAGGTGCTGGATCAGCCGCTGGACGAGGTTCTGCGGCACGCCGGCACGCTTGAACCGGCAGAAGCACAGCACCTTTCCCCCGGCTTCGCTGAGGCAGATGCGGTGCCCTTCATCGGCAAGGGCTCGGAAACCCACAAGGCCGCCCAGATCGCCGCCTGCTTTGGTGGCGGACAACCCGGCGTGGATATATGGCAGGTGCGCCGCAACTCCCTGTGCCTTAACGGCATTCTGACCGGAGACTTTGTTCTCGTAGACACTCGCCAGTCAGAACTGACCAAGGCCGGAGACACGGTCATTGCCCAGCACTATGACTGGCAGACTGGCTCCGCGACAACGATCCTGCGCCGCTTTGAGCCTCCGGTTCTGGTCGCAGCCTCGATGGATCCCAGCGAACAGCGCGCCCTTGTCGTTGACGGGCGGAATGTCGTCATTCAGGGCAAGGTCATCGCGAGCTGGCGCGCGGCCTGACGCCCGGCACGCCCGCCCCTACTGCACCAGCATCCCGCAAGACCCGAACCTCCTGCAGCAACCTCCAGCATGGCTGAGCGGTGCATTTCTCCGCCACGCAGCCCTGCTTTCATTTTCAGCGTATTTCAGTTTTTCTGACATTTTCAGTTGACAGTTACGAGTAGCAACCCCTAACTCATGGCATCAACCTAGTTCAGGAGTTGGCCATGAACCTTGCCCCCGCCAATGATCCGGTCCCGCCCGCCCGCGCGGTGGTCGATGACCGCACACTGTCCCGCTTCGAAGTCGTGGCGCACAGCGCGCAGACGGTCGGAAGCATTTCCGATTCCGATGCGACCCTGCTGCTCCTGCTGGCAGCCCCGATCGCCCGCGAGCTGCAGCAGCGCCGCGCCGCGATGTCCTGCATCTGCGACATGACGGATCTCGCCAATGTGCACTTCCTGCCCGGAAGCTGACCGGCTGCCCGACACGTCGGAGCTGCAGTTCCGCGACATGACGCCGGAAGAAGAGCGCGCCTTTACCTACGCGCTCGACTGTCTGCGGACATGGGCGGCGCAGCTCAGCGCCGGTGCCGACAAACTCTCCGACCGGGCAGCGGATGCCCGACCGATGACGCCGAGGCAGATCGCCAAGGACCGCTTCCAGATGGTCGACAGCCTCGCGCACGCCATGCAGCTCGGCTTTGTCCGGTAGGCTGCTCGCCCGGGCCGCCCCCGGCGTCTCATCCCCATAAAAGGCGTCGGCCCGACCACCACTCACAGCCCTGCCACGGGCGGACGGCAGGGCACCCCTTCCACAGGTGCAACCGTGCAAACCGCAATCTTCCTGATCGCCTTCGTCTGCGCGTTCAGCGCCGGCTTCGCCGCCTTCAGCTGGGCGCGCAGGCTGGGTGACACGCTCGGCCCGTCCGAAGACGGCTTCACCACCTCCCTCAGGCAGAACGCCTCGCGCATGGAAAGGATGAGCCAATGACCCCGTTTATCGACGCTGACGCAGTGGCTAACCTGATCGGCTTTTCGTCGGGCCGAGCCTTTCTCGCCGCCCGCTTCCGGCTGGAAACACAGGAGCATTTCCCCCTGCCGATGCCGACCTGCCAGCGCCCGATGAAATGGCGGCGCGACGCGGTCACCGCATGGCGCGAGGAACGGGGCCTGCCCGCAGCCACCGCCCCGGTGATCCATGCCGGATCGAACGTCATCCTTATGCGGGAGGCGCGGCGGGCATGACCAAGGCGCCGTTCCCCAAGCTCCCCCGCGGCCTTGGCCTGCGGCAGCGCCAGCGGGCGGACGGCACCTGGCGCCTGTGGTGGGAACCTTCCGCCGATGCGCGCAAAGCGGGCACCCTGCCCGTAGAGCTCGATCCCGACCGGCCGACATGGTCGAAGCGGCAGGCGGAAAGCCTCAAATCGAATGCGGGCGGCTCCCGTCCGCAGCGCATTTCCTCGAGCGGTCGGACCGTGGATGCCCTGATCGCGGAATACCGCCGCTCCAGCCGCTTCGCAAAAACCAAGCCCGCGACGCAGAAGGGCTATCTGGCGGATTTCAACACGATCTCGAAGAAATGGGGCGGCCAGCCGATCGCGAGCTTTGATCGCCCGGTGATCTACACATGGTATGAGACGCTGCACAGGCGGACGCCCACCTACGCCTCAAAGCTGATCCGCTCCTTCTCGGTCCTGTTCAGCTATGCCGAACTGCTGGGCTGGCGCCCCGAGAATTCCAACCCCTGCTTCCGCCTGCAGCTTCAGCAGGCCCGGAAGCGCAAGCGCTATGCCACATGGGCCGAATATGATGCGCTGATCACCGCCGCCGAAGATCTCGGCCTGCCCGCCATGGCTGGCGCGATCGCGCTTGCCACCTTCGCAGCACAGCGGCAGATCGATGTCATCACGGCAGAGCTGGGCGCCTTTCAGGATCTGGACCTTGGGTCGCACAGACTCTGGGTCTGGGATCTGACCCGCTCCAAGCGCGGCAACCTTGGCCGCATCCCCCTGCATGACGAGCTGGCGCCCCGGGTGCGCGCCCTCAAGGAAGCTGCCCGCGACAACCAGACCCGTCTGTTCCATGATGATCTGACCGGGCAGCCATGGTCCGGCGACCTGTTCCGCAAGCGGTGGGCCACCATCCGGCAGCGCGCCGCCAAGGCCTGCCCTACCCTGCTCGATCCGAATCCGCTGGAGTTCCGCGACCTGCGCCGCACCTTCGGCGTCTGGGCCCGCTCCGGCGGCGCCCTGCGCGAGGACGTGGGCGACGTGCTGGGCAACTCCGCCGCCATCGACGCTGGCCTAGGCGAGGTCTACATGCCCGCGCAGCTCGAGACAGCAGCGCGGGCGGTGGCAGCGATTCGTCGACCCGGCGAGATTAGCTGGAAGAAAAACGGATAAGCCGCCTCCGCACGCGCTACGCGTTAAGCGTTAAGCGTTAAGCGTTAAGCGTTAAGCGTTAAGCGTTAAGCGTTCAAGTAGAGGTCTGCTTCACGTCGAAGAATCTCTATGCTTTATTACTTGAGAGTAATAATTTAGATGCCCCTCAAGACGACACGCATCTTCTTTCTTGCATAGACCCGACTGAAGCACGTGCCTATAGGCACGCAACTTATTTCGGTATCCTTTAGTTAACTTCACCTCTCCGCAATTTACTATTAAACCATGGACCTTCATTCTTTTCGGCGCAACGGAGAAGTAAGTTTTTTTCTTCGAAATCTTCCAGGGAGTACTATAAAAGATCGTCGACAACCTTTCCGGAAGAGAGGACGGATACACACCCTCAGACGAGAAAGTAATATCATCTGCATAGCGAGTTATTCTGATTCCCAGCTCCTCCGCCAATTCTGCTAGAGCGGTATCAACCTCAAACATCGCAATGTTGGAAAGAACAGGACTTGAAGGGGCACCTTGCGCAAGACCCCCATCATAACAAGAAAGCTTCGAGATTAATTCAGAGCTCTTGAAGTCATACCCAAAAGAACATAAGCTTGAAGCGATCAAACTCCGAGGCGTACTTGGAAAAAAATCCTCTAAGTCTATTGAATACACCCAACGCGCACTAGTATGACGCACTGCAGCATCAATATGCGATCTGCCCGGCACAAAGCCAAAAACATGGTCTGGAAATCTCGCCTTTCCTTGCAGCTGATACGATATCCACTTCTGTATGACTTTAAGACCAACCTTTGGCGCAAGAATCGACCTCTTACCCTTCCCCTTCGGTATGGAAAATTTCCGATAGTGGCGGTCGGGTTTGTTTATAAAAGACCACACAATTCCCGGATTGACGCCAAACATCGTTGCCAAAACCTCCTTCGAGGTAATTGGCATGCCCCCCCCCTCAATAAGCTTATTGATGCGTTGCAACTCTTCATGATCTACTACAGAATCCACAGCTTTTAAAAAATCTTCTCTTTCCGAGAAAATAAAAAACTGCGATTCTACAAGATTGTGCGGGAGTCTCATTTAGCAAACAATCGTTTCATGAGCGTCGGTCTTCGGACTGACGATTCGAAGGAGCGTCAGTCCGAAGACCGACGACCCTTCTGTACATAGCCTTGGCAAGTGGGCATGATACACACCCGCGCCTGAGACTCCCGCGATGTGATTATAGCTCATTTCGCCTCGCCAGGTCAAGAAACCGAACAACGTCCGGACTATTTCGGCGCTTTACTGTTCCAAGAACCTTCAAAGCACCTGCAGTCAGACAATAAAGTCCATCTTTCCGCCGGATGATCTGCCCCGCCCGTCGAAGAGCATCCAAATGTCTATTTACATAGTCAATCGGCGGGGAAGAAAACCCTTTTGACTCCAACCTTGAAATCAAAACTTCAACATTAATAGGTGCTGCTATTCGAAGCTCCATAAGGATAGCCGTTCGAGACGGTAGATTTTCATTGACCGTTAACTTCACTTCAAGAAGGGACAAGCTTGCGTTATTTATGTAGATAGCTGCACGATTCTTTATTTCCTCTAAGTAGCTTCTGGTCACACCACCCTTTGGAACAATCCAGACAGTACAGCCTTGCGAGTCAATCGTGAGGAACGAATTTCTCACCCATTCCGGGAATGCATGAAGGAGTGTCGCCCTCAACCCAGCCTCAAGATCAAAGTTAGCAGTATCATTTAGAATAAATTTAACAAGAACTCCCGAGCGAACCAATTCCTCAGATATTTTACCCAAATAAATATTTGAAGGCTTCTGATGGCCATTGCTATCTTTAGAAACCTCAATAAACGCATAGAATGCCAACCTGTCGCCATCCTGGCGCACCACAGGCCCACTAAGCACCAGACCAGACGAAGTCAGAATTTCCGCAACATCAGATGAATTAAGCAT